CAAGGTTCCCATTGTCGTGTGGGCGGTAACAGAAACGGATGAGGCGGCTCTTGACCGTTATGAGGGATTCCCGTCCTTCTACTACAAGCGGGAGATGCGGATTCGCTATAAGGGACTCCGCACCGGCAAATACCGGACGGTGAACGCTTTCGTTTACATCATGCACGAGGACAGGACAATCGGCATACCGACAGACTTTTATATGGAAACCTGCCTGCGCGGATATGATGCCTTCGGTTTTGATGATAACATCCTTCTGGATGCATACGATAAGTGTGTGGAGGCGGTTGAAAATGAAGAGTGAAATCAGACAGATTCGAGTCTGCCCTTTATGCGGGGCGGCATACGCGGAGCCGCCGGCACTGTCCAGGGCAGATAATGAAACGATGATCTGCCCTGACTGTGGAACGCGTCAGGCGCTGGACAGCATTGGAATCAGCCCGGAGGAGCAGGAGAAGATCCTCTCCATCCTGCATCAGAGCAGGCCGTAAAACACACAAGCTCCAACGCTGCTTTTTGTGTACATTATGGCATCGAATTATCTTGCTATTTCCCTCCGTTAGAGTGATTAATACACTAGAAAAACGAAGGGAGACAACAAAAATGACAAGATTTCAGCAGGAACTCAGCGGAAACCTCGGCCCCTTCTGGAAACGGGAAGCCGAAAAAGAGCTCGTCAGGGTAAAGGCCGACCTGGAAAGCGGCCTGATCACGATCGACGGTAACGGGATTGCCCGAAACCGCATCGGCAGAGTCCTGATGGCGGACATGCTTGAAAAGCTGCTCCTGGTTACCGACAAGGCCGACAAAGCCGCCACAACCGCCGCCAGGGAGGCCGAGGTCAGCAAGGAACTGACAGCCTACCGCGAGGACAAACAGAGCACCAGCGCCGAGGAGCTTGCCGAGATGCGCGCCGCGTTCGGCAAAGGCACCAGGGTGGTGAACGTCCTCACCGGTGAGCATATTAACCTTTGATTGATCCCCAGGGAGGCCCGAATCCGGGTCTCCTCTCGTTATACACATATTCACAACCTGAGATCCCGCTAATTGTGTACTTTAGCGGGTCGAATTATCTTGCTATTCCTGCCGTTTAGAGTGATATATGTACATGCCAAAGGAAAAGGCACAACACGAAAACGGAGGATACGAACATGAAAACGAACGCCAAGCTTTACCGTCTGCCCGAAACCACCACCCCAGAGGAGCTGGCCTGCAACTGGAGCTGCACCCTGGACTTTGGAAACAAGGTTCTCCTGGCCGGTCATTACTACAACGGACGCAGCCAGAACTGTTTTTACGGCGCAGTCTACGAATACACTACCGGCAACCACACCTGCGAAGGTGAGATCAGGCTGACGGCGGTCAGCGATGAGCTTTTTGCGGACAACGGCCACGCGATTGCCTGGGCAATGGCCCATTAAGGGGAAGCGTAGGAAAAGCCATGAAGAAAGCAACCTGGATCGTAAATGCCTACACCGGATACAAGACCGGCTGGCAGGAAATCAAGAGATTCAGCAGTCCGGCGGCTGCGGACGAATGGCTTTGCAACTACGTCAGAGCCAACGGCTACTCGATCACCGACTTCAATATTGTCCGGAAGTAAGATAAGACCATAGCAAGAGAACGGAAGCCACCGGCTTCTGTATCTCTTTCACCAGACAGTCGCCTGATGGCGGCTATTTTTTATGCCTTGAGGAGTGGTGTTTTGAGAAAACTAAAGAAATATAAGCCCACACCATTCATGGCAAAGGGCTCCCATTATGATAAAGCCGCGGCAGATTATGCCGTTGGCTTTATTCAGTGCCTGTGCCACACCAAGGGTACCTGGGCAGGTAAGCCTTTTGAGCTGATCGACTGGCAGGAACAGATCATTCGTGACCTCTTCGGTACCCTCAAGGAGAACGGGTACCGTCAGTTCAACACTGCCTATATTGAGATCCCCAAGAAGCAGGGCAAGTCCGAACTTGCGGCAGCCGTTGCGCTTCTGCTCCTCTGCGGTGACGGTGAAGAGCGCGCCGAAGTATACGGCTGCGCTGCCGACCGCAACCAGGCAAAGATCGTCTTTGATGTGGCTGTGGACATGGTTCGTTTTTCCCCCGCGCTCTCCAAGCGGGTGAAGATCCTGGAATCACAGAAGAAAATCACCTATCTTCCCACAAACAGTTCCTACCAGGTTCTGTCGGCGGATGTGGCGAACAAGCACGGCTTCAACACCCACGGCGTTATCTTCGATGAGCTGCATACCCAACCAAATCGGAAACTGTTTGACGTTATGCTGCAGGGCTCCGGTGACGCCCGTATGCAGCCGCTCTATTTTCTGATCACCACGGCTGGCAACGACACCAATAGCATCTGCTATGAGGTGCATCAGAAAGCCCTGGACATCCAAGCAGGCCGGAAGATCGACCCGACTTTTTACTCTGTTATCTACGGTGCCGGTATGGATGAGGATTGGACCGATCCGAAAGTGTGGAAAAAGGCCAACCCCTCCCTGGGCATAACAGTCGGCATCGACAAGGTGAAAGCGGCCTGCGAGTCCGCCAAACAGAACCCGGGAGAGGAAAACAGTTTCCGCCAGTTGCGACTCAATCAGTGGGTAAAACAGTCCGTCCGCTGGATGCCGATGGACAAATGGGACGCCTGCGCACTCACCGTTAACGAGGAAGACCTGGAAGGCCGGATCTGCTACGGCGGGCTCGATCTTTCATCCACAACGGATATCACGGCTTTCGTGCTCGTGTTTCCTCCGACTGACAGCGAGGATAAATACTGGGTGCTTCCGTATTTCTGGGTGCCAGAGGACACACTGGATCTGCGTGTGAAGCGGGATCACGTCCCCTATGATATCTGGGAGCGGCAGGGCTTCATCATGACTACGGAGGGAAACGTTATCCATTACGGATACATTGAGCAGTTTATCGAGCGGTTGGGCGAAAGGTTTAATATCCGGGAGATCGCTTTCGACCGCTGGGGGGCTGTGCAGATGGTGCAGAATCTGGAAGGCATGGGCTTTACCGTCGTTCCGTTCGGCCAGGGTTTCAAGGACATGTCCCCGCCGACAAAGGAACTGATGAAGCTGGTGCTGGAAAAGAAGATCGCGCACGGCGGGCATCCGGTTCTCCGCTGGATGATGGACAATATCTTCATCCGTACAGATCCTGCCGGGAATATCAAGATGGACAAGGAGAAATCCACAGAAAAAATAGACGGCGCCGTCGCTACAGTGATGGCCTTGGATCGGGCTATCCGCTGCGGCAACGACACCAGTGAATCAGTATATGACAGCCGTGGGCTGCTTTTTATTTGATCTTAATCAGAAAAGCTCTCGATGATCTTTCGGACTGAGCGGGACATCTCTCTGGAGAAATCCGAATTGTATTTGCGGTCACAGAATGCCTTTATCCAATCTTCAAAAGAACGGGAACCGCTTCTGTCCGCAAACATCTCCCTCAGTTCTGAATCATCCAGCTCGTGATAGGTGTTCTCCTGCACGATGTATTTCAAATCAAAGCGCGCCGGCTTTTCCCGGGCTTTCTGCTGTTCAGTCGGGTAACCGAACACAAGCATTGCTGTTGGGAAAACGTACTTCGGCAGGCCCAGGATGTCCTGCTGGATCTCAATGTTTTCCATGATGTCTCCGATGTAGCAGGAGCTGATCCCGAGCGACTCGGCAGCCGTGACCGCATTCTGGGCCGCAATGTTCGCATCACATACAGCCAGCATCAGATCACCGACATCAGGTTCCCTGGGAGTGCAGCCCCCCGCCTTGTAGGCATTGTACCATTTCAGGCAGTCCGCGCAGAAAACCAGGACAAGCTTTCCCTTTTCGATAAAGGGCTGGTTATCGCAGGAAATGCTGAGACGGCGCTTCAGCTCCGGATCCGTTATCCGCAGTATCGTGTACAGCTGCTGATTCCCGGCAGTCGGCGCTTGGGCCGCGGCAGAAAGAATCGTGTGTATATCCTGTTCGGATACTTTCCGGTCGGTATATGCCCGCACGGATTTGCGGTCAAAGAGTGATTGAATAACAGGATTCATGTTTCATCCTCCTCGGAGAGTGTGTATCAACAGCATATCATGCCGTGACCCTTATTCCAAGGGGTGACGGCTTTTTTCATTCTGAAAAAGGAGATGATTTCTCTTGAGTATCTTTTCCGGCCTTTTCCGATCCCGAGACAAGCCCCAAAACAGCACGGCGGGCAGCAGCTACAGCTTCTTCATGGGCGGCTCAACGGCCGGTAAATCCGTAACCGAGAGATCCGCAATGCAGATGACCGCGGTATACAGCTGTGTCCGCATCCTGGCGGAGGCAGTTGCAGGACTGCCGCTTCACCTCTACCGATATACGGAGGAGGGCGGCAAGGAAAAAGCCACTGACCACCCGCTGTATCTGCTCCTGCATGACGAACCGAACCCTGAGATGAGTTCATTCGTTTTTCGGGAGACGCTGATGACGCATCTGCTCCTGTGGGGCAATGCCTATGCCCAGGTTATCCGGAACGGGAAAGGCGAAGTCATCGCGCTTTATCCGCTGATGCCGAACAAAATGGAAGTTGACCGCGATGAGAACGGCAAACTTTTTTATCTCTACACGCGGTCATCGGATGAGGCAAAAACCGGAGGCACCGGGCGGGTTGTGCTCCGCCCCTCAGATGTGCTGCACATTCCCGGCCTGGGTTTTGACGGTCTTGTCGGGTACAGCCCCATCGCCATGGCCAAGAATGCAATCGGTCTCGCAATTGCTACTGAGGAATACGGAGCCAAGTTCTTTGCCAACGGCGCAGCACCCTCGGGTGTCCTGGAGCATCCTGGGACGATCAAAGATCCGAGCCGTGTCCGGGAAGCCTGGCAGAGTCAGTTCGGAGGCAGCTCCAACAGCGGCAAGATTGCCGTGCTCGAGGAGGGCATGAAATACACGCCCATCTCCATCTCTCCAGAGCAGGCCCAGTTCCTGGAGACCCGAAAATTTCAAATCAATGAGATCGCTCGAATTTTCCGTGTCCCTCCGCATATGGTGGGCGATTTGGAAAAGTCGAGCTTTTCCAATATTGAGCAGCAGTCACTTGAGTTTGTCAAATACACGCTGGACCCGTGGGTCGTTCGCTGGGAGCAGTCCATTCAGCGGACGCTGCTGACCCCGGAAGAGAAGCCTCTGTATTTTGTGAAATTCAACGTAGAGGGTCTGCTCCGCGGTGATTATGCAAGCCGCATGAACGGGTATGCCACCGCGCGGCAGAACGGCTGGATGTCTGCGAACGACATCCGGGAGTTGGAGAATCTCGACCGTATTCCTGCTGAAGACGGCGGCGATCTGTATCTCATAAACGGCAACATGCTCCCGCTCGTTAAGGCGGGGGCTTTTGCAAATGATTCCACCCCTAATGATGAAGGAAAGGAGGACGCGCCCAATGAAAACAAACAGGTTCTGGAAGTGGAGCAATCAGACTCCAGACACAGAATCGGCGCCGGAGCGGGTGCTTGAACTGTACGGCACGATTGCCGAAGAGAGCTGGTTTGACGATGATGTCACGCCTCAGATGTTCCGGGATGAACTGTTCTCCGGCAACGGAGACGTGACCATCTGGATCAACAGCCCCGGTGGCGACTGCATCGCAGCCAGCCAGATTTATTCCATGCTCATGGATTACAAAGGCAATGTGACGGTCAAGATTGACGGTATCGCAGCCTCTGCCGCATCCGTCATTGCCATGGCCGGTACCAAAGTTCTCATGGCCCCTACGGCAATGATGATGATCCACAATCCGTCTACAGCTGCTTTCGGCGACCACGTTGAAATGCAGAAAGCGATCGAGATGCTGGATGAAGTCAAGGAGAGCATCATCAACGCCTACGAGCTTCGCACAGATCTGTCCCACGCACAGCTTTCTCACATGATGGACGACACGACCTGGATGAACGCGAAGAAGGCTATCGAGCTCGGCTTTGCTGACGGCATGCTGGAAGACAGTAAGCGCAGTTCTGTTGATCTTGAAGCTTACGCATTCTCCAGTGCGGCAGTTGAGCAGGCCATCATGAATAAGATCGCTGAAAAATGCAAGGCGGCTGAGCCGCAGAAACCGAAGGGCCGTTCCGTCGATGAGCTGATGGAGCGGCTCAATCTTTTGAAGTACTAAGGAGGTACTGCTTTATGACTACTAACGAACTGCGTACCAAACGCGCCCGCATCTGGGAAGAGGCCAAGGCTTTCCTGGATACCCACAGGGATGAAAACGGCATCCTGAACGGTGAGGACAACGAAGTCTATGACCGCATGGAGCAGGATATCGTGAACCTTGGCAAGGAGATCGATCGTCAGGAGCGCGCCGACGCCCTGGATCGTGAGCTTATTGCGCCCACCGCTGCCCCTCTCACCAGCAAGCCGGACAATACCAGAGCAGAAATGAAGACCGGTCGCGCTTCCGATGAGTACCGGAAAAACTTCTGGGATGCCATGCGCTCCAAGTTTCCCACCCCTGCGGTCGTCAATGCCCTCCAGGTCGGCACCGAAACCGAGGGCGGCTACCTTGTCCCTGATGAGTTTGAACGCACCCTGGTCGAGGCGCTGGAGGAAGAGAACTTCTTCCGCCGCATTGCCACCGTCATTCACTCCAACAGCGGTGACCGCAAAATTCCGGTTGTTGCTTCCAAGGGCAGTGCGGCTTGGATCGATGAGGAGGGCACCTACGGTGAGAGCGATGATGCTTTCGGTCAGATCTCCCTCGGTGCATACAAGCTGGGCACCCTTATCAAGGTGTCCGAGGAGCTGCTGAACGATTCCGCGTTCCCCCTGGAGCCGTACATTACCCGTGAGTTTGCCCGTCGTATCGGCACCAAAGAGGAAGAAGCTTTCTTCACCGGTGACGGTTCCGGTAAGCCCACCGGTATTCTTGCCGCAACCGGCGGCGCGGATGTCGGAGTGACCACCACCGGGGCAAGCATCACTGCCGATGATGTGATTGATCTCTACTACAGCCTGCGTGTGCCCTACCGCAAGAAGGCCAAGTGGATCATGAACGATGCCACGGTCAATGCCTTGCGCAAGCTGAAGGATACCACCGGCCAGTATCTGTGGGAGCCTTCTCTCGTTGCGGGTACGCCCAACAAGATCCTTGGCTGTGAGGTCATCACTTCTCCCTTCATGCCCAGCATTGCCGCCGGAGAGAAGAGCATTGCCTTCGGTGATTTCTCCTACTACTGGATCGCTGACCGCACCGGCCGCACTTTCAAGCGCCTGAACGAACTGTATGCCGCGACCGGCCAGGTCGGCTTCATCGGCAATCAGCGTGTTGACGGCAAACTGATCCTGCCCGAGGCCATCAAGGTGCTCAAACTCAAGGGCACCGCGGCTTCCGGCTCCTGATCCTATATCCCTTTAGCGTAGGAGGTGACTGCCATGCTGGTATCCCTAGCGGAGGTAAAGCAGTATCTCCGCGTCACATTCGATGATGATGACGCTCTGCTTGAGCAGCTGCTCACATCCGCGCAGGAGCTCTGCATGGCGGTCGCCAGAACGGACGGGAGCGAAGAGCTCTCTGCCGGGGCAAATCAGATGCGGATTGGCATCCTCTATGCCGTCGCGTATCTGTATGAACACAGGGAGGAAGCGGATCATCACGAGTTAACTCTGACGCTTCGCTCTCTCCTCTTTGGCATAAGGAAGGCGGCATTTTGATGAACATCGCTCTGCTGAACGTACGAATCGAA